TACATTGGTAAGCCACCCATTGGGGGTTTGCCGCCAGCTGGTGGTTTACCTAAACCTAGGTCTCCACCCTCTGCAGGCATGCCAGTGTCCAGTCCACCGCCACCACCGCCTAGTATACCTTCTATTTGGCTAATTTGCTCTGGTGTTGGGTTATAACCTGCACCTGTAAGTGCACCCATAAGGTCACCGCCGCCGCCTAATTCGTCAGCTAACGGGTCTTCACCTAATCCACCAAATTTATCTTCTTCCATTCCTGGGGCTCCGCCACCAGCTAATGCTTCAAAGTCCATATTAAACTCCTATCGTAAATAAGCTGGGATTACAAATTCACTTTTAACCCCATTAATCATTGTGTCTATTGTTAGTGCGAATGGCACTTTGCCGTCAATGTGGCTTCTACTAGCTTCTAACTGGTAGGAAGAACCCATGTAAGGCACTGGCACCAATTCAGCATTGGGTAAAGTAACCATACTCTCCACTGACTGATTTGGGTTTAGTGCTATAGAAACGTCCTCATTATTTGGGTAGTCCGCAATCAACCTAAGGTTCCTAGCATATCCAACTTGATTCCTGTTAAGGAATGTCACACTAGTAAATAGGAAGTTACCCGCAATTGACACTTCGTCAGCTGCATTTGGCCTACCTAATGTAATGCGAATGCTGCCATCAGCTCTAGGGTCAATAGTAATTACATCAACTAAAGTCCCGTCTCTCAATGCTACGGCGACACCTGCACGATGGCCGTCCTTCGCTTGCATTCTAAAGTTTCGCCCCATTCTATCAATCCGCTCTAGGTTTACGTGCATATCCGAATACCAGCTGTCAGACTTCAGCGTGATTAGTCTCAATCCTAAGTATGGGGTTAGTCCAGAATATGCCATAAATCACTCCTATTCGCTTCTAAAAGGGGAAGCTATGCTGTTGTAGCAAATCGCTTGAATCGACTCTATATCGACCTTTAAAGGGTTTGCAGCCGCAACACTATAAGTTGCACTATGTGCTACTCTTCCGAAGTTTCACCAACAGGTAATTGCACGCTTGTAATCACTTTGTCGTTGATTGTAAAGTGTGCTGTTCTAGCATTTGCACCCCAAAGTAAACCTACCACTATTCTTCCATTAGGGAAGTCAAATGGAACCCATGGGGAAGTAACTGTGCCAGCACCTGAACGACCAACTACCCTTGCTAACTTATCAGTAATCTCAACATAAACATAGTTAGTTGCTGGGGCAGTTAGCACTGTAACTCCGCCAGTAGTTGCATCACACACACCAAAGTGGAATGAACCTTGGGCACGAGGTAAGTCTAGTCCGTCACAATCATCTAGTGCTATTTTAATCTCAAAATTCTGTTTACCATGTAACCAGAATACGTCTTCTTGGTGGAAGCCCATACCAGTACTTACTGCATTACCTAGTGACAACCTTAACAAGCCTCTACGAGTAGTGCCGTCTGGTTCTATTAATCCAGCAGTAGCTCCAATATTTGCAGCTCCTGTAGACACCATGAAATGTTTACTAGTATTTGAAAGTATATAATCAGTAGCAGCCGCTGCAACTAGTGAACGGGCACTGAAATCTGCGTCCTCTATTAGTACTTTACCTAAAAAATCCTCTTGGAATCCATTAGCCATAGCACTAATTTGTCTGCCAATTCGACAGTCAGCGTGTGCTTTTCTTTCGAGAAGCACCGCATCAATCTTATTGGCAATCTGTTCTTGTACACCTACTAAATCTCTGAACATATTGCCATCTCCTTAGTTATTGCTTAGTTGTTGCTTACGAAATTCTCAAGAACAGCACATTCACGAAGGTTCTCACAAACTAGTTCACCAGCAGCTGTAAAGTATTGCTCTTCAGTATAGATTCTACGGCCATTTCCGTTTAAGCCAATCCATGTGTCAGTTCCACCTACAGATACTTGCTTAAGGTCAAAACCAACTTTCTTGATAAACTTATCAGGAATACAGAATACTGTGTCGTGCCTTACACTTGGGTGTTCTGTAAATTGGAATTTCTTTCCACCTACGATAATATAGTGTGCAGCGAAACCGCCAACACCATTACCAGTTTCAACTTTCATCTCTTTCATGAATAATGTCTCAAAGTGTGCATACACTAAAGAGTTCATCATGATAGCATTCCACTCAGGTAGTTTACCTTCGTTTCTTGAGATGTGCATTCTAATCCAAGCATTAATCATGCTTAAGTCTAATGTTCTTCCACCAGCATCTAATCTAGTTGGTAACATTGTCATTACTAATGGGCGTGGAATGCCGTGCACTTTTTGTTGGCGGTTACGAAGTAATGCGTCAAAGCCAGTACAAACGAATGGTGAAATTTTGTCAACTTCAGTAGTTGAATCCCAACCCACGCCTAGTGACAACCTACCGATAGCCATTGCTGAACGCTCAGTAGTTGTGTAAGAACTAAACTTAAGATCATTACCAGCAAAGCTAGTAAGTCCAGTTGGTAAATAGCCAGGGTGAACCAAAGCTAAAGTTTTTTGCTTGCTACCAGGTGGGTTAAATACATGCCCGATGTCAGCAATTGGTGTAGCACTTGAAGCTACAGTCAAGTCAAAGCTTGGACCTTTGCGGAATGTACAAGTCAAAGTAGCTGCATCATCAGCAACCCAGAAGTTTTGCTGTACGAAGTCTTCGATATGTGTTCCAGCTGAAACTTGTTTACGACCTGGTTGTACATACACAACACAATTGAATTGGTCATACTCAACAACTCTGAAAGCATCATAAGTAACGTTAGTTGTGCCGTTATTAAAGTTAATGTGTAAGTATCTAGGAATACAGTCAGCAGCTACACCTGTAGAACCTGAACCGTCAGCATCTGCTATTGAGAAGTCAGCATACACAAATGAAATAACTGCGTCTTCATATAAGTG